TTGGTAGGCCTTGTAAGCAGCAACGGCTATCAATACCGGGCCGGCGATCTTAGCAACCTCCACAGACGCAGACGCTATACCTTTAACAAATGCACCTAGCGCACCTTCGTTTTCCTTTAGCCAGCCCTGTGCGCTGGAGATCAACCCGCCAATAAACTCCGTTCCTTTGATCATGCTAGGCAGCAGTTGATCCAGTACGGTCACACCTAGCGCCGTGAACTGCATCTTCAATGTTTCGATTTTATCGTTATAGATCCCTGCACTTTTCGCAAAGTCTGTTGTTATCCCGGTGTTAAGTCCCCGGATTGCTTCTGACCCCGAATTAAGCAAAGGTACTAACGTTGCACCACTGCGCCCAAATATCCTAATGGCAAGGCTGGCCTTTGCCGCGCCGTCTTCCATCCCGGCAAATTTATCGATCAGGTCAAACATCACCTCATCTGGCTTCCTTAGGTTTCCAGATGCGTCGGTTGCAGATACCCCAAGCAATCGCAAGGCATCAGCCGCGTCTTTGCCTTGGCCGATTGCAATTTCTCCCATGCTTCGGGAAAGCCTGGTCAAAGCCTTGGCAACGTCTCCCGTTTCTAGGCCTGACATCCGCGCTGCAGCGCCGAGCTTTGCCAACGATTCAACCGACGCACCAGACCACTGCGACAGCTCGTCCAGGCCATCGGCCATATCGATGACGCCCTTGGTAGCACTCGCCAGCCCGATCCCCCCCAACGCCACGCCTAGGCCGGTAAAAGCAGTGGTGATGGCGCCCAATCCCGCCGCGCTTTTACTCAGCCCACCAATCGCGTTACCGAGGCTCTTGACTTCACCGGCGCCCGTCGCCTTCGCGTTGATCCGTAGCAGCGCATCATAGGTAGCAGCCATCTAAGAATCCTCGCTGCTGTCGTGTCTTGCCACGTGGAACCGATTTAGCCATGTTTCCTCCATGATACCAACGTCCGCCAGCAGTGCCGCCCGCTTCTTGCGTTTCACCCCGTCAAGCTCCATCAGCGATAGCAGCACCCCGTAGTCGAGGCCTATACGGCCAGTTGGGCCGGTGCGCCATTGGGTGAGCACCCGACAGAAAAGCTCCACCGCTGGCACCGCTTCCGGCTCGATCTCTAGGTCTGCATCCTCTGGTACCGCCAACGCTTCAGGGGGCAAGGTCACCCCCTGAAGCTCTGCCATTTCTCGTAGCTTCTTGGCCGCATCATCTAACCCCTTGCGATCATCTCGCAAAAGGTAGAGTGCGACCGCTTCTAGTTTTTTACCTTCTTCCCGTTAAGTGATTCGTTCCATGCTTCGACAATTGCACGAGCGGCGCCACCATAGGAAAGAAGCTGCTCCATTCCCTCTGCTGTATATGGCACGGTGCCAGAATCGCCGGGCATATCCTCCCAGCCGATCATCACCTCAGGCGCAATGCCAAGGTCAGTATCGGAATCCTTGATCTCCGATCCGGTCATAAACGCACGGTTCGCGCTCACCGCACGCTTTAGAATCGCTTCCGATTCTTTCTGTTTGAAACGCTTGAATCGCCCCTTGAATTCGAGCGTTTCAATCTCGCCCCCATCCATCGGTACCGGTATCGTTACCGGCCACAGATAGGAGCCGCTGAGCGTGCCAAAGATGAGTGCCATAGTTGGATAGGCAGGACACCTCAAGTATAGGCGATCACCAGCTCAGAGGTACCATCTGTGGAGATCGGCGCAAAGGGCAGGTTGATGAAACGTGTTCCGTTGTCGAGCGTCGCAAAACTGGGTTCGTAGATGTCCGCCTTGCCCACCGTAACGGTCGACTTGGTACCAACAGGCCCGCCGGTATGGCCCACCACGATGGGGTAGGTAAGGTCAGACTCAGCCAGTGTCCAGAAATTCTGGCTTGCAATAAGTTTATCTTCCACCTGAATCCGCCCCTCAGGGTTCGATCCAGTCATCGAGAATTTTTCGGAACAGCCAGCCCGGTTGGAATGAACAAGGTCATTGTTCAGCGCAACCTCAAACTCTGACATACAGCACGCCACAGAGTTGATAGTTACCAATGGCGTATTGGTGCTGTTCACCTCCACCGCTAGCCCCTGGTTGGCGTAGGTAGCAGCCGCAAAGGCGACGTCAGTAGGTTGGCTATAAATGCCCTGAAACTCAAAATCAATTCGTGGATACTCGCCGCTGTTGCGGATAACCGTGGCAGTCCCGTAGGCGCCAGAGAACTGGTGCTGAATCGCCTGCCCGCTGGCCGTGTCCTTCTCCACCCATCGCATCGTCAACGACTTGATGCCGACACTTACCAGTGAGTAGCTCACGCTTACACCGGTAACGATCGTTTCTGTGAAACGGCACGCCAGCAGCAGCGGCCCATAGGCCGGTGCTGTGCCCACCACCCCGCTACCGCCATCCTCCACTGAGAATGTCATCGTCACCTTTTTATTTACCAGCCGCTTTCGGTCAGCACCGAACCACGGCTTGGCCTGGCCGCGCTCCAACCGATCCGCCACCAGCGGGGAGATCTCCGGATCCTTGAGGATTAGCAGCGGGGTATAGGGGGCCACAGGGGCCGTGCCGTAGATGGCCTCCTCCTTAAACGTAAGCAGGGCTTGATTGCGGTTGATAGGCATGGCTGTTTAGGGAGAGGTAGTGCCGGAGGAGGTGCCGGTGCCAGCACCAGCCGCCGGAGCGTTCGTGCCGGTACCGGTGCCAGCGTTCGGGTCTGTGTGGGCGGCGCCTGCGCCGGCGTTCCCAGCGGGGGCGGCAGGATCTGGCGCGTGATCAAGCTCAGGCGTATCGGTGGGGTGCCAGGTCGTCTCCGATGGGCCCCGCTCAAAATGGCCGCACACATCGGGTAACGGCACATCTGCCACAACCGGCGCGGCCGCTGCTTTGGCGTCTGGCATCAGATGGTTAGGTCGTTCTCCCTAGTAACATAATCGATCTGGTACCCCATGTCGACCACACCAGGACCCTCGTTTCCTTTGTCCGGTTGCCAGCGAGTTGTAAGCGGTCTGACCGCAGTGGCCAATCCTCCCAGGGTTTGATCTGCCATTAAGATCTGATGAATTCTAACCCGGGTCGGATCCGCAAGGCGTGACACTGCCCCACCGGTGAGGAGAATGTAGATCCGCACCGTCAGTAGCCAACGTGTGCGGCAGCTGGTAAAACCAGGCGTCGGGTCATCCGCCTCGGGCAATACCACCAACGCGGGGAGCTCCGCCTGCGCGAACGCCTCGGCCCGATCCCGGTAGACACGCCCACCAACCCCAGCCACAGCCCCGAGGATGCCGGCGCCATTGGTGGTACCGGTAAGGTGCAACATGATCTGTTCGCAGCGGCTTGGCATGGGTCAAGGCTTCGGGGTAGGGATGGTGGGGGCGTGCCCCATGGCCGGCTCGTGCCGAACCTCCAGACGTGCAATCCGCCGCTCATGCTGATCAGAGATCTCCTCCAGCCGCTCCAACCGGTACGTGTTGGCGTTCACCCGAAACGGTTCTTCAATGATGCGCAGGAAAAGAGCGGCAGCAATGATGCCCATAACGCCAATCAACAGCTCGCGCCAGAATCTCATGGCGCCACCGCTGGCCCTGATGGAGCAGCCGCAATCGCCGCCTGAAAATCAGCCGGCAGGTTATGAGCAGCAGCCAGGGCGCGAAACCGGCTTAGCGTATCAGCCGGCGGATTGGTGGCAATAAGCCATTCCTGCCAAATCGGTAAAAAGCGGTTGGTCTGACCACGCTCAGCTTCCTCTAGTGCGTGGCCCAGGCTAAGCGTTGCGACCTGAGAAAGCCGGCCCAAATCGTTAATCGCGGCGACAATCAACGGCTCGCCCTGCAAGGCTAGATCAAACCCGACCCAGTCTGGTTGCGGTGGTTGCGGTGGTAGGTCCACAAGCCGCCACGCCTGGTGCCACTGATCGCCGACCTTGGCCGGCGAAACCTCCTCCACCCGCTGGCTAGAGCCAGGAACGGGGGGAGTGGTAGGTGCGACGACACGCCAGCCATAGGGCGCTAGGTCCTCGTCACGCGGGTCGTTGCCAACCGCCAGGCCGGGAAACGCGGCGCGGAAGTCGGCGACCGACCGGGGGTAGAGGTCGGGAATGGAGGGGTTGTAGAGAATGCAGGTCATGGCCAGACAATGGGCAGGTTGGTGGTTAAGCCCCATTTGCGGGCGAGGTAGCCTTCGATGAGTCGGAAAAGTCTTAAATTCGCCACCGAAGGCACGACTATTAGCTCTGAAATTTTTCCATCAAAAAACCTCTTGTCGTCAGAAAACGCTCTTCCGCTGCCTATGAATCCACCGCTTGATATGGAAAAATTTTTCGTACTTTGTGCAGGACCAATCCCAACTAGCGTGCCATTTGTGTAGGAATACTGAATCGACCCGCCTATTACCGCGTTAATATACGGGGAATCCGTGATGGGACTACTTGGGGTGGGGCGGTTGCCCAAATAACCGATTTGACTATACATCCCGTGATCGGGCCAGTGCGGTGCATCTGCAATGCCGGTGCCAACTGTTTTGTCACCCACACCAAAGGCAATTTCATACCTGCCATCCCGGTTGTCGCGTTTTGCTACGATAAAGAAACTTTGATCAACAACGTCAAAGCCAGCAATGTTTAAAAGCTCAAGGTCGTCATCAATTCCGTCAAAATCAATAGCAGGCAGGCCGTTAAGCCCGGCTGCAAGATAAGCCGGACGTGCGCTACCGGACTGGGTTGCGTTTTTACCGGTTCCGCTTTTGTCAATCCACGTACTAACTAATTCCCCGCTTTTCACGATTGTGCTTATATCAGCAGCATCCAGCCACAGCGACGTGGTGATTCTGGCGGGGGTCCATGCGTGGGATGCTTGGGTAGCCTTCATTAACAAACTGCGCCCTAGCATCACACAACTCCTTCCATCGATACCACATAGAGCGTGGGCGTAGTGAACGGGGTGCCAGTCACCGCCGGGGTTATCCGAATGATTAGCGTTTCAATCTCGCCGGCCGTTAGCGCCGCCGCAAGGTTGCCGTCCCACTTTGTAGTAAATCCAGCGGCTGAAATCGTGATAACACCGGAGGTATAGAGAAAATCTACTTCCACTTCAACGTATTCTGCGGTCGTGCTAGTGGCCACGAGGTCTGCCACGTTGGAAAACGAAATCGTTGTATTCCCCGTAATAGCGGCCGCCAACATAAACCGATTGGCCGCTCTGATATTGCACGTATAGGTAGATCCAGAAATCGTAACGATTTGTGCCCGAGGGAGAACATTCGAGCCCAACGCAGCCGCGTAGCCGGTGCGCGGTGCAACGCCGCCGAGACCAACGCTGGTAAACCGGCCGGTGCTGGGTGTGGTTTCGCCGATCGCGCCAGGGGCTGCGCTGACGCCCACCCACCACGCTGCAATAGCCTGCCG